CCTACTGCATTAAATATGTATTATACAATAGCTGCAGAAACTGGAGTTGGAAAGAGTGCAATAGAAGATGCGGTGGAGAACTGTTATTTTCAATTTCCTGGAGCTAATGGTGCAATACAAAGCTTCTTTTATAAAGGTAGAATAAGTGGGCCTAGAGCATTATTTAATTTATACAAAGATCAAAGGAGTATAGGAGTAATAACAAATGAAAAAGGTTTGGCTGATCAAAGTAACCTAGGAGACACAATAGGAATGAAATCCGCTTGGCTTAACCTGTATGGTCAGGGAGCTTGGAAGAAATATACTACTGCAGGGAGTTTTAGTGATAAAGATAGTAACATAAAAAGTCTTAGGGCTGTGAGTGTCAGTAGGATAGGTGAGTCAACTCCAGTAGAATTAAGGAAAGCATACTGTAAGGATGATCAGGTAGAGAATGGCCTAATTCCTAGAGAGAATATATTTGTGATAAAGGATATTCAAACTAAGGTTAACAGGAATATAAGGACAGAATATAGTAGAGATGTTAAAGATAAGATGGAAGAGTTAGTTAATACCTGTGCAGTTGATTGTAAAGAGGATGAGTTCATAAAATATATTATAACTATAAATGATAATGAGTTGTATGAAGAAGTATTATCAGTGCAAGAGAAGTTAAGACAAAGACAAGCAGATCACAAAAATAGTATTTATGTTAGGGCTATGTCTAGTCGGATGTTCGTTAAGATGCTAAGATATGCGGGAATTCATACAGTTGTTAATAAGGAAAAGAATTCCGCTGGTTGCCTGCTGATTGAGAGGGATGACTGGGAATGGGGTAGAAATGTAGTAGAACATGAATATAGTCAGATAGGGGATGTGGTAAATTTGGCTGAAAAGAGTGATAGCCTTGATGTTTGTAAAGATGTTTGCATCAAAATAGCGGAAATGTTTGATACAAGACAAGGCTGTGAAATTAATAATAAGGAGTGTAGATTAACTTTGAAAGAAATAAGAGAGAAAAAGATAAGCTGGACCAAGGTTAATAAGCATTGCAGAAGTTTGACAAGCGTTAAGTCTATTGAAGGAGATATGAAATTTGGAAAACAAATGTTACCAATGGAAAAGGTTCTCCGCTTGTTGCAAGACCTAGAGGTAGTAGAGTTAATTGGTTTTAATAAACCCGGTGGAGCTAAGAAAGTTAAGATATTACCTGAGTTTAATTCTTATATTAGGAGGTTTACATAACCTAGTTTTATCCCCTTAAACCGCCTTTAACCCGCTATTTTCGGACTTTTCCCTTATATTTCAAGAGGTTATAAAAAAGGTTTATAGGTTCGATACTCCGTGTGGGTGGGAGAGCGAAGAGCGCGAAAGCGAGAGTACTATACATATGTATAGTAGTCTCGACGGGCTAGCGAGACGGCCTAAACCGTATATATACGTTTATCCCTATATATATATACTCTCTTAGGTTTTCTATAGGTTTTTTATAGGTTCAAATCGTTTTATTTTAACCCCTTTTTTTTCGTAAGTCTTTGATTTATAAGGGTTTTTTCATTCTGCTTTCCCGATCCACCTGCCAGAATAAGGAAATTTTACCATGCTTTTAGAGTTTTATCTACCATTTCCACCTACTATCAATAATTACTACGTCAAAACCCAAAGAGGGGTGTTTATAAGTAGCAAAGGTAAGAAATTTAGGCAAGATTGTATAAATGAGTTATATGAGCAAATAGGAGATCGGCAGGCTAGCGGAGATCACTTGCTTGTAGAAGTTATCTTGTTTCCGCCTGATTTGAGGAAAAGAGATTTAGACAATTATATGAAGCCATTACTTGATGCAATAACCCATTCTAAGCTCATTTGGGATGATGATGTATTAATTGATCAGCTTTTTATATATCGTGGAAAGACTCAAAATAAAGGCAATAAAAAAGGCTGTACCTTTGTATCGGTACAGCCTTCTGGCCCTATTATTCCTGTTGGTGGTTCTATTCCTTAACTATATCAATCACATCACCCCTTTCACCATAAACAATCCTTTCTTGCATTTCCTCTCTCCAAATAGCTTTTGCCCAAGGATAGTTCTCGTGGGCATAAGCTATTTCGGCTCCTATCTCATTTTTACTTAAGAACTCCTGAATACATGTTATTCTATCATCAGTACCTTGTATCAGAACTCTATAAAGCCTATCCCTCATAATATGGTACCATCTTTTCAACACTTATATCCCTAGCTTCTGGATAACTTTCACATGCGTTCATAAGCTTACCCTCAATATCACGCTCAGGAATTCTATCATCATAACAGAACTCAGTTCCATCTTCACCAATTATCATTATTCTAAACAGCATTATTTAATTTTCCCGTAATTAATATTTTTACCCTAATCGTAGGCGGATTTTCCCGTTAGAACGGATATTTCCCGCCTTCACGGTCTTTTTAGGTCGTATAGGATAAAGTATACCTATACGACCTAAAATCCGGCCTACTCCTATTTAAACGTTTTTAAGTCATAAAGCACATACTCTAGTAAGGCAATGATAAATTCATTCTCGCTGATAAGATCATCCAGTTCCTCTTCTTTTCTTCCAGTTATACAGCAATCTAGAGTCTCCTGTAAAACTATCGCATTATCACGAAGCATTTTAAATAGACCTTTAGAATGTTCTTCATCTAAGTAAACAGCATTCTTACTTCCTGCAATCTTAATTTCCATACTTTATTCCTTAATTGCCGTTAAGTACGTATTCCAACGTCCTTATGAATTTTTCATTATCATTTATAAGAGCTTTTGTTTCCTCAGTATTAGGTAAGTGCATTAAAGCGAAGGTAATATCATGAAGTGATTGAACTAAGTCAAAAAGGTCATCATCTATTAGCTCGACTTTATTTGCATCACCGATTATTATCAGCTTTTCTATCATACTATATGCCTTTTTAAGTTTAGTTAATTTTAACTAGGGGGCTTTCACCCCCTATCCTTTACGCTGCTTTCTTCTTACCTTTCTTTCTCTCGTTATTAGCTCTCTGGAAAGCCTTAGTATAAGCCTTATATAGTTCATCGTCTTTCAGGCTTTCTATCTTATCAGGATGAACTCGGCCTTTATTAGGTTCAATTCCGGCTTCAAACTCCTTTATAAACTCATTCAGATTTTCCCACGCTTTCTTTATAGCCTCCTCTCTTAGGTTATTTTTCTTCTGAGGTTCCTTTCCTGCTGCCCTATCCTTAAGAACGTTTTTCATCTCCTTACTTAGATATTCATCCTTGAACTCGTTACCGTTATACTTTAGATGAATCGCGTTAGTAACCGAGCGGATTTTATTCCGATCATTGAACCATCGCGCTTCATTCTTAGTACAATTTTCTAAGATAAAGTTAGCTAGTTCAACTTCCGTTCTAACTTCGCTTTCTAAGTATTCTAAAACGTCAGGATAGGTTAACCCCTCGCTTTTACGTTTAGTTAGTCCTAAATCTTTTATAGCCTTTAGAACGCTAGCTAACGTAAAGCCTTCTACTAATGTTAAACCTATTAGTTTATCCTTATCCTTTTCACCGTTGGCGATTAGATTAGAAATAAAGCTTTTTGCGTTTATAGTATTCATTTTTTATACCTATTAGTTTAGTATTCTATGGCCTAAGTATTAGACCAAAGTATTAGTATTCTTATATCCAAATTATTAAAGAACAATTCGAGCTAGTATCTCCAGCTCAGGATAAGAGGCGTTTTTCCCCTTTCCTATACCGTCTATTATACGGATATAGATAATTATAGCTACTCTTTTATAGGTTAATTTATATGTTTATTTATACACACTAAACTAATAAGCTTAGGGCACAACACTTAACTAATAAGTTTATGACTAACCTAAACTAATATGGTTAGACTAATCAATCCAGCCTAAACTAATATTGTTAGATCATTAGCTAACCTTATAAGGTAAGGCTCAGCGCGCACACAGCAGCCCCCTGGGGGGGGTTATATATTATATTAACTAATCTTATCCTCCACCTCTCCCAACCGACCCATGAAAAAACCATCCCCATATCTAGACAAACAAGCCCCCCATTTTATAAAAATTTTTTTCAAAAAAGTGGGGCAGGCAGGAGCGGAAATCTTTAGGTTAGCTTAAGCTGTTTTGCATTTATTTGGCGGCTCCCTTATACTATTTCCTTATATGCAATTATTTCCCTTTACTTTTTCTATTTTATATCTTATACTTCCATATACTATGACATTACATACAGTCCCTCGAACTAAGAATATCCGTTTTGATACCAATTATGGTAATCTAGCAACTTCCTGTGACTTCCTAACAGCGGAAGACTTTATCAACGCTGAAGTTAGAGCGAAGGCTCTTTCTTTTGATGAAGTCTTAGATTATCTTGCTATTGAATTAGATGATATTCCTCCTGTTGAGCTTGAATTACTTAGACGTGCTCATAAACGTGGCCGTGTCAGCGCCATTTCTACAGCTGCTGATAATCTATTCCAATCTATGTCTAACCGTAATGGCCACCAAGCTTCATTAGCTTATTTACAGCAACTTTCTGGAACTTTCCATTTGGATGTCAATCCATCTAACTCTCCTTCAGCTGGCTTTAATTTCAATGTGGTCTTAAAAGAGGATTAACAAGCTCATATGTCTGCCAACGAGCTAGCGGAAATTGACTATATAGCTTCACAAACGATGACTGACTTCCATAAGTCAGATTCCTTCGTTCGTGCACTTATGGGCCCAATTGGCTCAGGGAAGTCAGTGGCTTGTTGTATAGAGATGTTAATAAAGTCCTTTGCCCAACTTCCTAATAAACAGCTTATCAGAAAGACTCGTTGGGTCATTGTCCGCAATACTTACCGTGAATTAGTTGATACCACAATTCAAACCTTCTTTGATTGGATGCCAGAACGCTTAGGTGTCTACTTAAAAAAGGACATGAAGTTCACTATTGATATTCCTCTCCATGATTCTACCATTTGTCATATAGAATTCCTTTTCCGTGCCCTTGATAAGCCTGACGATATTAAGAAACTTCTGTCTTTAGAATTAACTGGCGGCTTTATTAATGAAGCCCGTGAAATACCCAAACAGATTATGGATATGCTTATAGGCCGTTTAGGTCGTTATCCAAACAAACGTGATGGAGGCCCAACTTGGTATGGCCTTATTATGGATACCAACCCTCCTGATTCAGATCATTGGTGGTATAAGCTGTTTGAACTAGATAAACCTATTAGTTATAAGCTATTCAAGCAACCCTCAGGTGAGTCATCCCAAGCGGAAAATCGTGAGAATCTACCTGATCACTATTATGATAACATGAAGCCAGGAAAGGACAAAGAATGGATCAATGTTTATGTACATGGCAACTATGGGTTTGTAGTTGATGGTAAGCCAGTTTATCCAGAATATAAAGATGATGTTCACTATGTCGACGAGATCATTCTTCCCCCTATCAATATCACTATTTATATTGGTATTGACTTTGGTCTCACCCCTGCTGCTACATTTGGTTTTCTTACTGCTGGACATCGTTGGATAATATTTGACGAGCTTGTTACAGAAGACATGGGAGCAAAGAACTTTGGTAAGATCCTTAATCAGAAGATTAATTCTGAATACCCAGACCATACTTTCGAGATATATGGCGACCCTGCGGGGGATCAAAGAGCGCAGACAGATGAGATCACCCCTTTCCAGATTCTCGAATCTGAAGGAATTGTTGCTTGGCCCACATATACAAACGACTTTATCATACGAAGAGAGGCTGTTGCAATTTCATTATCTCGTATGGACTTTGCGGGAAATCCGGGATTCGCCATCACTCCAGGAGCACCTATGTATAGGAAAGCCCTTGCTGGAGGATATAAGTACAAAAGGATGTCAGTCTCTGGGCAGGAGAGGTTTCAAGACAAACCTGATAAGGGACGTTACTCCCACGTAGCGGATTCAGGTCAGTATCTCATGGTTGGAGCTGGAGAAGGTAACAATGTAATATCTAATGGTTCATGGGCAAAACCTATTGATTACTCTAATGTAGATAAGGCAATATTATAATGGAATATAAAGATTTTGGTTGGGGATTGATGGAACTACGAAAAGGCAATAAAATACAACGAAAAGGTTGGAATGGTCGAGGTATTTTTATACAGTTACAAATTCCAGATAAGCAATCAAAAATGACAAGTCCATATATTTACATTGATACAACTGGGCTTCAAACCGACAACCCTGATGCACCAAAAAGTTTGGTTCCATGGTTGGCTTCTCAAACTGATATGTTGGCTGAAGATTGGATAATTTATGACTAAGCACAGAACAGGACATACAGATAAAACAGGTGGTCTTCCTTTGGATGAGAGGACTCGTGATAACCAAAAGCAGACCAAGAGACGATCTAAAGGTTGTTGTGACAAATCTTCTCATAAATCTTCTCACAATTCCTCTCATAAGGGCGGCTACTAATGGTTAAGAATTGTGATAAAATAGAAAATCTCATGATTAAGCATAATTGTACTGGTGATAGGGTCACAAAAGAGCTTATTGAAAGCCGTATTAAAAATGTTGAACATCAAATTATTTCTATTTGTGGTACTAAATTTATGTACTGTGGTATAAAGATGGACAATGATTTTGTTGTTGTTGGTAAGCCAGCCACTTGCATAGATGAAGCAAATTGGCGTGATGAGATAGGTATGGAAATTTCATACGATAATGCTTTTGATGAAATTTGGCGTCTTGAAGCTTATCGAAAATTGAGTGGGTGCTGATTATGAGTGCACAGAACGCATTAAAAAGACTAAAGTCATTTGTTGACATCCGTTATTATCTTACACCAGATGAATATGATGCTATTTTCGATGCTTGTAGAGACAAGCCTAAGCCTGTTTATAAAAAACCTGAAATTAAGAAGAAGTCATAATGGATATGAGATATTTCAAATACGATCATCTTCCAAAGAACTTACAGGAAGTAAGCAAGGCTGTAGGTGACCTAGCCTTTACTATGGAACTTGATCTTCCTGATGGCCCAGAGAAGTCTGCTGGTCTTAGGAAGCTACTTGAAGCTAAAGATTGCTTTGTAAGAGCGAGATTAAATTAATGACCCAATTTGGAGCTTTACCATCAATGATTATGGAAATTATTTTAGGTGAGCAATAATGAAGCTAGATGAGAGACAGATACTAAATATAGTTGCTGAAGAACTTCAGCAATCTGCTGGTGGCAACGAGAACGACTTTGTTGACGCAAATCGGCAACGCGCTTTAGCAACATATTTAGGTCAGCCTGATGGTAAAGAAATAGAAGGCAGGTCTACAATTGTATCTACTGACGTAGCTGATGCTATTGAGTGGATTTTACCTGAGATAGTTAAGGCATTTACTCAGAATAATGATGTTGTAGCTTTTGATCCAGTATTTAGTGGCGACGAGGATCAAGCGGAATTAGAATCTGCTTATGTTTATGACATTCTTATGAAAGATAATAATGGATTTCTTATTATTCATCAGTTTGTAAAAGATGCATTGATGCAGAAAAATGGGTTCATTAAGACTTTTTATGAAAAGAAGGAAACAGTAACAACAGAGCATTTTACCGGCCTTACTGAAGTAGATTTTAATATGATTTTGTCTGATCCAGAGATTGAATTGATGGAACAGACTATTGAAGAAGAAGAACAAGGCATTTTGGTATATGACATAAAAGTTAAAAGGACTATTTCAGACAGCAAAATTGTTGTTATGACTGTTCCTCCTGAGGAGTTCAGGGTTAACAAGATGCACAATTCTGTAGACCTCTCTTCAGCAAGGTTTAAAGCTCATGTATTGCTTAAAACTACGTCTGACCTAGTTGAAAGGGGATTTAATAAAGAGTTTATTGACTCTATCCCAACGGCTCAAGTATATGAAGATGATAGAGAGTATCGCTTCTACATGCAAGATGAAACTGTATACCCTGATCGCGATGTTAATTCTGATGCTTCTCTTCGTCACATTGAAATATCTGAATGTTACATGCACATGGATATTGATGATGATGGAATTGCAGAACTTGTTAAAATAGAAGTATCAGGTGGAGATAATCCAGATGTAATTCTGGGAATAGAGGAAATTGATGGTAACCCTTTTATTAGTTCTACTGCAATACTCATGTCACATAAACTATTTGGACTATCAATATACGATAGGCTCAAACAGATCCAAGACCAGAAAACAACACTCTGGCGAAATATTTTCGATAATATGTACCTTCAAAATAACCAAAGAACTATTGTCGTAGAGAATCAAGTAAATCTAGATGATCTTATGGTATCTAGACCAGGTGGCATCATAAGAGCTAAGAGAATTGATGCAGTTGCCCCATATCCGACTCCTCCGCTTCCTGCTGATGCATATAAGATGATGGATTATCTTGATCAGGTTAGGGCATCTAGATCAGGTGTTACTCCTGAAGGCCCAATACAGGATACCATGATAGGTGATAGGGTTGGTTCTGAGGGTGTCGAGAAAATGATGAACCAACGAGAAGAGTTGGTTGGTCTTATGGTTAGAGTTATAGCAGAAACAGGCATCAAGCCTTTGTGCTATAAGATAAGAGAGCAAGTAATAAAGCATCAGGATGTTGCTAAAGAATATAAGTTCAAAGGTAAATGGGTTGAAGTAAATCCAAAGAATTGGAGAAAGCGAACTAATACAACTGTTAGGGTGGGAACAGGAAGCGGAAATCGTAAAGAACAGGCTGCTGCTGTTACAAATATAATGTCTATTCAAGAGAAGATAATGGCCAACCCATCACAAGCACTTATAACAGAAAGGCAAGTATTTGCTGCTGTTGATGATTATGCTAAATCTGCAGGATTGCCAGGAGCTGGAAGGTATCTTCTTGATCCAAAATCTCCAGAAGGTCAAGAGAATAAGAAACAAGTTGATCAGAAAAATGAACAAATGCAGAAAATGGAGCAAGAAAAAGAACAAGCTCTCGCAGAAGCTCAGATTAAGATCGCTAATGCAGAGGAACTCAAGGCAAAGGCTACTGGGCAAAATGTCATGCTCAAGAACCAGGTTGATACACAAAAGAACGAGATCATCCTTATGGAGAAGGAGAACTCTGCTCAGATGGCAGTGTTAGAGCAACAGCTTGAAGAAGCAAAAGCTGTTGGTGAAGCAAATACTGATCATGCTGAACTTCAATATAAGTACTGGGAGGCAAAGGAAAGATATGAAGTTGAAAGGGAACGCATAGCTGCAACGGAAAGACAAGCTAAAGCAAATAATGCTAATAGGGAAAAGTCTGATGGATGATAAAATAATAAACTTAGAGAAAGAAGTGTTTGTTGGTGCAGAGCATCAAGCAACATGGGACAAATATATTGAACCATTTTTTTTAGAGAAAACAAATCAATTGTTTGAATATTTTAAGACTGTTGGTTCATCAAGTCCTGAAGTTTTGATGGATATAAAGAAACAATTAGTAGCTCTTGAAAGTTTACAATGTTACTTTATTGGTTACATTAAGACTGGTGAACTCGCCCAAGTACAATTAGAAACTTCAAAGGAAAAATCAAATGGACCACATTAATTCTGCCACCGCTGATCCGGCGCAAGATATTACATCTAGGCTAGAAAATGCTCTCTATGGAGAGCCTGAACCTGAACACAAAGAAGATGATGTAGCATTAGAAGATGACACCAAAATAGGTGATCTACCAGAAGATGACGACACTGAGTCCAATGAAGATGATGGTTCTGACGAGTTAAAAAACATTGCTGAGGAGGTTGATCTTACGCTTTCTGAATATTTAGGTGTTGATAATGATAGAATTGTTACTAAAGATGACGGCTCTGTTGTATTTAATGCTATAATAGATGGAGAGAAAAAAGAAATACCTCTTAAAGATCTTGCGTCATCTTATCAGATGCAAGGGCATGTTAATAACAAGTCAATGGCGCTTGAAACTGAGCGCAAAGAGTTTGAGGAGCAGAAGACTGCTATTTCACAAAAGCTAACTGATCAAATCGGCGAACTTGACAATCTAGGAAAGGCTTTAGAACAGCAATTAGTTTCAGAGTTTCAATCAGTTGACTGGGATGCTTTACGTATTCAAGATTCTGCAGAATGGACTGCGCTCCGTCAGGAGTACGCGGAAAAGGCACAGAATATACAGCGTATGCAGGACGGTGTAAAGTTTGAAGCTCAGAAAATATCAAAAGAGCAAGAAGAAGCATTCAATAAGCAAAATCAAGAATTGATGTTTCGAGAATCTCAATTGATGGTTGCTGATAACCCTACTTGGTCTAATGAAAAGGTTCTTTCTGAGGATATGACAAAACTTAGAACCTTTATGAATTCTCAGTATGGATATACTGAAGAAGACTTAAGTAACATATCAGATCATAGGGTTATTAAGGTTATACAAGATGCGATGGCTTATCGTGAAGGTTCAAAAGCTGCTGTTGAAAAGAAGGTTAAGAATGTTCCTCGCTTTCAAAAACCAGGTGCTGCTAAGGCCAATGCTACACAATTGGCAGGTGCTCGAAAAATAAAGGCAAATCGAGCTGCTGTTAAGAAGAGTGGAGGCCATGTAAAAGACGTAGCACGTCTACTTGAAGATAGGATGTAAAAAAAATGACTCAAGCTGTTGGAGCTCGTAGCTCATATGATGAACCCATCGCTACTGGTGGTAATAGGGAAGATTTGTCGGATGTACTCTTTGATGTATCTCCTACAGAAACTCCATTCGTAACTAATGCCAAGAAAGGTAAGGCTACTGCTACCTCTCATGATTGGCTGACTGACGTGCTGGAAGACCCAGCGAATAATGCGCACATTGAAGGGGATGATGCTGCTCCTTCTGATGCTGCTTCTCGTGTGAGATTGGCTAACTTCACTCAGATATTTAAGAAGCATTCGGTTGTTACTGGCACTCAGGAACGTGTTCTTAAAGGTGGTGGTATTAAGTCTGAAATGGCCTATCAAGTTGCTCGTAGACTTAAAGCCATGAAGCGAGATGCTGAACGTGCTAAGATTGGTGTTGCTAATATCAAAGTGGCTGGTAATGACACTACTCCTCGTGAGTTGGGTTCATTTGAGTCATATATGACTGATGAGACTTATTTTGGTGGTAGTTCTTTTTCAGCTCCTACTGGAAACTCAGTAGATGTTGGTACTCCTGGTACTCCTCGTGCTCTTACTGAGGATATTCTTAAGGATGGCTTGGAGAATCTGTGGAATAATTCAGGTGGCAATGAGAATATTCTTGCTATCTGTGGATCGCATGTTCGTGGTGTTATTTCAACATTCACCTCCTCATCTACTCGTTATGTGACAACTGATGATAAAAAATTGGTTGCCTCCATTGACGTTTATGATGGCGATTTCCATACCGTTACGGTTACTCCTGACCGTTATAGTGATCCTGCTTCTCTTTTCCTTGTTGATCCTGAGTATGTTAGCTGTAATGATTTGCGATCTGTTTTCACCAAAGACTTAGCTGTTACCGGTGATTCAACTCGTAAAGAGATCGTTTGGGAAACAACTTTGGAAATGTGCAATCCATTAGCTCATGTCCAAATAGCTGGTTTGCTGACTGCGTAAGTTTGTCCTTTAGAGTGGGCCACACTCCCTTTGGCCCACTCTCTTTTTTTGGAGAATATTATGACTATGTATGGTGGAAAGAAAAGCAAAGCTATTCCATATAGCAAAGGTAAGACTACCAAGATAGATGATAGAACGACCAAGCCATCCAATAGAACTGGGAAAACTTCTCAGGGTAATATTGGCAGTGGAAAAAAGTAGCAAAACCTCGTTTTGAGGTATCTTCTGAAGATTTTGAAAAAATGAGAGGCACATAGTGAAGCTTGTTGCAAAGGATTATGATCCAGTAACTAAATTTACAGATGAGTATTGGTATGATGATAATACCAACAGGCTCACTATACGCCGAGTTCAAGATGTAGAAGATAATCTTAACCATAATAAGAACGAGTTTAATGAGTATGGGAATATTGGTTATGCTAAAAGCAAAGGTCTTCATAAAGTAGCAAGTATTCCCTTGGTTATTATTGAAAGGTGGATTAGAGAGGATGGTTTTAATTGGTACAAGTCTACTGATGCAGAACGTAGGGCTAAACTAAACCATAGAGATAATAGGTTTCTATTGACGAGGCCAGGAAAGTTATGAATTATATTGAATTGGTAAATGCTTCTAAAGCTTATGCTGATCGTCAGGATATTGAAGTATCAGATAATATAGATACATTTATATTATTGTCTGAGGCTAGGATAAATCGCGTTCTTAAAACAAGAGAGCAATCATCTAGGGCTTTCTCTACTACTGTCACTGGTCAGGAATATTATTCTCTTCCTCCT